TGATATTTTGCACAAAAATCTCTTTATCCATAGGCTTTTGCACCTCTTAAAAAAAAAATCGTCAAAACCACCAACAATCTAAAATTCAAGATTTTTTAGTTGACAATCTCATATTTTAGATTTATCATGTACTTAGCAGGGACGTTAAAAAAATTGACCGTAACCGCTGGAAACATTTTAGCACACATTTTTTTGCGGCGCAAGTCAAACCTGAGAATGGAGGCTAATTTTGGCACGAACAAGGACACCCAAAAGCAGGCTGCGCATCCGCGCGGTACGAAAAGAGCGTGGGATGAGCCAGGAGAAACTGGCGGAAAAGGTTGGAGCAAGCCGACCGAATGTCGTGGCCTGGGAGAAGGGCCGATCTTTCCCCCTGGTCGATCGGCTCCCACTGATCGCCAGAGCCCTAGACTGTACGATCGACGAGCTCTTTGAGCTGGACAGCGATGAAGAAGGAGGTGAATCATGATGAGGGCAAATCTGAAAATTTCTGGGCTTTCTGAAGCCGAGCGTGTCGCGCGTGAGATATTGGAACACGTCGAGGCAATTAAACGTCTCCAGCGGGATGCGTCTTATGACGCTGTTTCCGTTGAAGTGGAGTTGCTGGAAAACGAAAAAACCGCCAGCGGTAACTGACGGTTTCCGGTGTATGAGGTGAAGAACATGGATAACGAATTAGTGGAAAAGCGCGCGAAGCAGCGAAAGTGTATGCTCCACGACGCCAAACCCATGCTCAACAAGCAATCCAAGCGTGAAAGTAAGCAGCGAGGTAAGAACTTGCAGGACGCCTATATTTTCCTGCCGCCGCTGGTGAGTTTCCTGCTTGGCCTGCTGATCGCGTATGTACTCAAACTCTGAGAGCGCCGAGCGTCCAGCGGGGGTGATCCCCCAGGCAATGGCATGGTACGAAAGATTAGGGTAAACCTCGTTTTCCAGGACCCTGATGTAGCCCAATTCCACCAAATGCTTGTACTCGTCGGTGGGGCCTTCCTGCCGTTTAATCGGTCCGACCTTGAATTCAGAGAGGATGTCGTAGAGATACGGTGTCAATTCCGGTGCGTTCAAGATTTCACCTCCTTTCCCGCCCAGTTTAACACACGGTGGGAGGGATAACAAGAATGAAAGGTGAGTATACAAATGACAATTGATGAGATCCTCCGCAGCGACAAACCCACGCTGACGGCGGCTGAGATCGCGCCGGTGCTGAAGACCTCGGATAACTCCATCCGGGTCTGCGCCCGGCAGCGGCCGGACCTGCTGGGCTTCCCCGTGATCATCATGGGGAGCCGGGTCCGAATCCCAAGAATCCCATTTTTAGAGTTCTTGGGGTACAAAAATGGCGAGGAAGGAGGCGAAAACGATGACTGATGAGCAACGCGAGCAGCTGTACGAGGCGTGGCAGACGAAACGGGATGATATCAACTGGCGGTTAGCACTATCCGCCCAGGAGCGTCCTCTGGTAACGCATTGGAACGAGCTCCACGCCATGTGGCTCGATGAGGGCCTCTATGACGATGACGACGAGTGGCGAGACGAGCTGAGCGAGGAGGATAAGAGCCTGGTGATGAGCTGGGATCGCACCTACGCCACGGGGATGCGCCGATTGATCGACCGGATCCTGGAGGCTGACCATCGCCTGCGGCGTCCGGCCGCAGGGAAAAAATAAGCAGCCCCGCGGCGGCAACCGCAGGACTGCGACAGAGACTAGGGAATGATAGGCAAAAATCTCTCAAGCGCATTTTACCACAAGGCGCGCCCGCCTGTCAAGGGTGGACGCGCCCTCCATTGGCCCAGCTCTGTCAGAATTTGCATTTTTTGGTCAAATCAGGAAAGAAAATCGGAGGGCAAACCCATGAGGCAGATCGAGATCCGCCGGAAAAAAACGCCGTACACCACCATCCCCAACGCGCTGATCTGGGACAAGGCGCTGCGCCCCCAGACCAGATGGATCCTCATCGCCATGCTGAGCCTGCCGGATGACTGGGACTACTCCATCCGGGGCCTGGCCGCGCTGACCGGACTGAGCAAGGACACCATCGCCAAGATGATGGGCGAGCTGGAGGGCGCGGGTTATCTCCTGCGCCGCCAGCAGCGGGACGGCGGGCGGTTCGGCGGCGCGAGCTACATCCTCACAGATGTGGCCGGTGACTTTGGCGAGGACGTGATCACACCGTGTCCTAACTTTTCGGACACGGTCCCACCGGACACGGAAAATTCGCCACAACAAAATAATATCTTAACTAAAGACTATCTAACTAACCCCCCTATAATCCCCCCGGAGGGGGACGCCTCGCCCAAGCCGAAACGGGCGAAAAAGCGAGGGGCCAGGTCCACGCCGGAGTGGAAGCCGGAGCGCTTTGAGGCCCTCTGGAGATTTTATCCACGGGGTGAGAACAAGGCCGCCGCCGTCCGGTCCTGGGACAGACTGAAGCCACCGGATGAGCTGATCGACACCATGGCACGGGCGCTGGCCCGGCAGATGCAGAGCCCCGCCTGGCGGGACGGGTACGGTATCCCGTATCTTTCCACCTGGCTCAACAACCGCCGCTGGGAGGATGAGATCCGCGGAGCCGCCGCCCCTGAGCCCCAGGAGCCGCTGAGAGGGGAGGGGATCACGTACCTGTGAGCACTGAGATCAAGACGCCGCTGAGGGAGCAGCTGCTGGACGCCGCCGCTGGCGTGCTGGGCAGTATGCTCATCGACGAGGCTGCCGTGGGGCCGATGCTCCAGGCCGTGAGCGCGGAGGATTTTACCACCGACCTGTACCGCAGGACTTTTGAGGCTATCCGGGGCCTGTACGCTGCCGGGAAGCCGGTGGACGCTATCCTGGTAAACGAGGCCATGGGTGGCAGCTATGGCAAATTTCTGGCGGAGCTGATGGATACCACCCCCACCGCTGCCAACGCGGACGCCTACGCAGAGCGGCTAAAAAAGACGTCTCGGCTGGCCCGACTGCGGGAACTGGGCGCCGCCATGCAAGAGGCCGACGAGGAGACGGAGATCAGCACCCTGGTGGACAAGGCCAATCTCCTGCTGTGCGACCGCACCGAGGTCCGCAGGCTGACCATGCTCCAGGCCTACGCCGATTTCGCGGCCCGCGCTGACGGTAAGACCCGACCGGACTACCTCACCTGGGGCTTCGCCGACCTGGACGAGATCTTCAACGTGGGCGGCGGGGACTTCGTGGTGATCGGGGGCTACCCCAGCGCCGGGAAGACCGCCTTCGGCCTCCAGCTGGCCTTCCACCAAGCCCGAAAAAAGCGTGTGGGCTTTTTTTCCTACGAAACCTCCGCGGACAAGCTCTTTAACCGCACTGTGGCCGCCCAGACCTACACCAGCTACTCCGCCATCATGGACAACAGCCTCAAGCTGGAGGACTTTAAGCGGATCTCCGAGCACGCCAAGTATCTGACGGAGCCGACCCTGGAGCTGCTGGAGACCTCCGGTATGTCCGTCAGCGACATAGGGGCCTATGCAATGGCCCGCCATTACGACATCGTGTACATCGACTATTTGCAAAAAATTCCAGCCGCCAGCGATCGGCGGTACGCCAGCGACACCGAGCGGGTGAGCCGGGTCTCCCACGATCTCCAGCAGCTGGGCCGCCGCACCGGGAAGACCATCGTGTCCCTCAGCCAGCTCTCCAGGCCCGACAAAGCAAGTGGGAAAAGCACCTCCACCCCCACCATGTCCTCCCTGCGCCAGTCCGGCCAGATCGAGATGGACGCGGATGTTATCATGCTGCTGTACAAGGAGGACCCCAAGGACTACCGCTCCCGCCGGGTACTGGATATCGCCAAAAACAAGGACGGACGGGCCGGATACGGGATCCTGCTGAACTTCGACGGCGACAAGCAGCTCTTTAGCAAATCCCTCAAACAGCTCCCGCCCCAGCCAAAGGAGCCGCCTGCCCAGCGCTCCCTATTCCACCCGGACTACAGCGGCGGGGCCACGCCCTTTGACGAGGGGGCCGTAGCCCCCTATCCACACAGCGGGCCGCAGGCCGTCAATGAGGAGGCGATCCCGTGAGAGTAGGCGATAAAATTACCATCCGCCTCAGCTCGGAGAGCGGAGAAAAGACCCCGGTGCCTGCCCGGGTGGTGTACATCCACCCCCAGCACCGGTACTACGTAGCAGAGTTTACCATCGGCGGGCGGACCGCCCAGGAGGCGTACCCCTGCCCGGACCGAGGAACAGAAAAAGAACGGAGGAAACAGCGTGAAAACAATCTGCGTGATGAATCTAAAAGGCGGGGTGGGCAAGAGCGTCACCGCTGACAACATGGCCGCGATCCTGGCCCACGACCACGGCAAGCGGGTGCTGCTGGTGGACGCCGACCACCAGGGCAACACCAGCAGCTTCTTCGGGGCCGAACGCATAGCCACCCTGCTGGATATCCTGCGGGTCCGCGCCTCTGACCCCCGCTTTGTCATCCAGCACACCTCCTGGCCGGAGCTGGACATCCTGTCCGCCGATATCGGCCTCGCCATGCTGGACGCCACTCCAGAGGCTAGCAAGGGGGCGAACCTCCTGGCCCTGCGGGAGCTGATGGAGCAGCTGGCGGAGGAGGACGCCTATGACTACGCCATCGTGGATATGCCCCCGGCGTTTTCCTTCGCGGCCCGCGCCGCCCTGCTGGCCGCGGACGAGGTGATCATCCCAATCAAGCTGGACGCATTTTCGGTTGACGGCATGGCGGAGCTGGTGCGACAGATCAACTCCATGCGCCGTGTCAACTCCTCCCTGCGCCTGGCGGGGGTGCTCATCACCATGTGGTCCTCCACCAACATGAAGCAGGAGGCGGAGGAGGTGCTGCGGGCCGGGACCGTGCCGGTGTACCGCACCGTGATCCGGCGCAGCGACATGGTGGACGAGAGCACCTTTAGCCGCTATCCGCTGATCCAGTACAGCCCCCGGTCCGCCGCCTGTGTGGACTACCGGCGCTTTGTGGTAGAGTACCTGGGAGGTGCCGGTAATGGCTAAATTTGATCTCGCGAGCCTGATGGATACGGTGTCCAACCTAGGCACCGCCCCGCCGGAGCTGCGGATGATCCCTCTGGAGGATATCGTCCCCAACGAGGACAATTTTTACAGTCTCAGCGATCTGGGGCCGCTTGCGGACTCCATCGCCATGGACGGACTGCAACAGCCTCTGGTAGTGATGCCAGGAGCAGATGCCAAATATCTCCTGATCTCCGGCCACCGCCGCCGGGCCGCGCTGGAGACGCTGGTCCATGACCAAGAGGACCCCCGGGAGGACTTGCGGCAGGTGCCGTGTATCGTCAAGGACTACGCCTCCCCGGCTATGGCCCAGCTCCAGCTGATCCTGGCAAACTCCACCGCCCGGGTGCTCACCAGCGCCGAGACCATGCGCCAGGCGGAGCAACTGGAAAGTCTCTTTTACCGGCTCAAAGAGGAGGGCTACGAGTTCCCCGGCCGGATGCGGGATCAGGTAGCCGCCGCCTGCCAAGTCTCCGCCGCGAAGCTGGGACGATTGAAGGTGATCCGGGAAAATCTGGTCTTCCCTTACATGAAGATGTACGAACAGAATCTACTGCCGGAGGGGACCGCCTACGCTCTGGCCCGGTTGCCGGAGGAGATGCAGCAGCGGATCCAAAGGATTGCCAACGCCGAGAAGTTTACCACCGCCCGGGTGGAGCATATCGTCACCCTGTACGAGTCCGGGGAGCGCTGGGAGCCCTGTCTAGAGTGCCCGGATGGGAAATCCTGCAAGCACGGGGACCGCTTCCTCCGCCATGATTTGGACTATATCGGAAACCCCTGTGTGGGGAAGCGCTGCTGCCGGGACTGCGGTGCAGGGACCCGCCAGGACTACCCCTGTGAATTTCGGTGCTCCAAGGCCGAGGCTGAGCGCAAGGCTGTCCGGGACAAAGAGAATCAACGGGAGGTGAAGCGAGAGCTGAAGCGGGCCGAGGCCAACCAGCTACAGACTCAGCGCAATGCCCAGCGCCTGCTGCCGGTGCTGGAGGCCGCTGGGCTGAAAGACAACGAGAAGGTCGCCTGGCAGTACAGCTGGGATACGATCACCGTGGAGGATGTGCGCGACTGGGCTTCGGGCTTCTTCGACGGGGCGACGGAAAACTGGGCCAGCCGCGTAGAGCTGAATCCCAGCGACTGCCTCAAAGCGCCGGAGCTGGCCAAGCGCCTGGGGTGCTCCACGGACTTTCTCCTGGGCCTCACCGATGAGTCGAAAAATGTGTCCAACATGGACACAATCCATCCCCGCTGGCTGCCGGGGCACCCGGAGAAGACCGGGCGGACTGTGGCAAAATTTATGCTGCACAGCGGAGCCGAGTGGGTCACACTGTGCTGGTACGACGTGGATACGGACACCTACTCCCAATTTCGGGGCGAACGGGCGTTCGATGTTTCGGGCGCTCTGGGCTGGTGGCCGGTGCCGGAGGAGGATGATGGAGATGCCTAGCCGCTATCGCGTCCCGCCCTCGCCCTGCGAGAGCTGCCACAATGGGCCCGCGGGGGCGTGCCGCCGGACATTTTGGACCGAGAAAATGCGCAATGGGTGCCTGCCGTGGACAGAGTGGTATCGGGCCACTTGGCACGGGCTGACCGCCGCGCTGCGGGGCGAGCCGACGCCCCCGGCGCGGGTGGTCGCGCCGCCTATGGAGTCCCAGAAAGAGGAGGGCACGGATGATGGATCCTAAGCAGGCAAAGCGCGACAGCCTGGATGCCATGTGGGCTTTTCTCCAGATGGGCGGGCAGAAGGCGAACAGAGTGGACGTGGAGACCCTGATGGATGAGTGCGCGTGGCTGGTGAAAGCCATGACTCAAAAGCAAGGAGGAGACGTCAAGCGACTCAAAAACGGAAATGTTGACTGGTCCGAGTTAGAAGCCCACGAGAACTTCATCATCCTGGGCACCCTGGTCTTGTATCTCTCTGGGAGTCTGGAAAGGCTCAGAGATATCATGGAGCAGGATCAAGGAGGCGAGGGGCATGGCTGAGCCGATCTGGCAATGCACCCGCCAGAGGGCGGGGCCGCTGGTCAAAGAGTGCCGGGCGCTGCGTCCCCGGCTGCTGGCCACCGACAGTCGGCGGGAGAGGCGGGAGAAAAACGAGATCGTCCGCTCGCCTCACTCCGCCGTCTGCCGCAGCCAGGCGGACCGGCTGGAGCTGCGCCTGGCGCTGATGGGGCCGGACAGCACCCACTACATCCTCACCTACGACAGTGAGCACCTGCCGCCCACCTTCCCAGACGCCCGCCGGGGGCTCAGGGCCTTCTTCGCCCGAGCGAAGCGCTGGAAAGGCCGAGGCTTTGACTACATCTACTGTATCGAGGGCAAGCACGGGGATCACCGCTACCACGTCCACCTGATCCTGCGCTACGCGGACTTCTCCCCGGCGGAGGTCCGCCACCTGTGGCGATGCGGAGAGGTGGACGATGAGCCGGTACTCCGCCGGGAGGGCGGGTTCCGCCGCCTGGCGGAGTACCTCAACAAGGAGAGCACTGACGGGATCGTCATCCCCATCGGCCGCAGGCCCTGGACCTGCTCCCGCAGTCTCAGCCAGGGCCTGCCGCCGCCGGAGCGTTGGACGGACAGCAGCGGAGTGATCGAGATTCCCGACGAGGTGCGCTGGGCCACCAGGGGCAGCCACCAAAATGACTTCGGGGCGTACTTCTACGCCAGCTACATCCTACCGGGGAAATAGCACTTTGTCTTTAAATCATAGGCGCGCGCGGGCGCGCGTCAATCTTGAAATCTAGTGGAACAATAGACACACTTTAGGAAAAGAGGCGAAAAAGGCTTGATTAAACCCGACGCAAGTGGTAAACTTGTCTCAAAGAACGGATGGCTAATGTGTCCAGCCTGCGGACGCGGGAAGGTGCTGCGGCTGAATCCGCGAACCAGAGCCACGGAGCTGACAGTCTACTGCAAGCTCTGCGGGACCGAGTCCATCGTGAATATCGACGAGTGCCTGTGCCCAAGTGCCTGTGCCACATGATCCGCGAGAGCGGGGATTGCTGGCGCAGGCTTTTTCCATGCCCTGGAGGTGATAGCCCGTGGCGATGAAGCCTATGCGCCCCTGCAAGCATCCTGGGTGCTCGGCGCTGACCCGGGACGGCTGGTGCCCTGAGCATCGGCCCAAGCAAGCGCCCCGGCGGGAGAGCGCCCAGTGGCACAGCTGGTACAGCCTGCCGATCTGGACCGAGGAGCTTCGGCCCGGCCAGCTCCTGCGGGAGCCGTGGTGCCGGGAGTGCGCTAAGTCTGGGCGGCCCAGAGTGCGGGCCACCGACGTGGACCACATCGTGGACCACAAGGGCGACATGGCGAGGTTCAGCGACCAAAGCAACCTGGAGAGCTTGTGCCATTCATGCCACAGTCGCAAAACAGCGGCGGAACTGTGGCAAAGTCGGGCCAAAAATCGACGGCGCTGACGGCCAAACCGGGGCCAGCTTTGGGCGGGCGCACGCGGCCCGGGCCATGCGTGGGCGACGCCTGCGGG